CCGGCGATGCAATGGGCCGTAGAAAAGTACGGGCAAAAGGCCGCTAGGTGGGGCAATACCATGGCCGGTATAAACATCCCGTCGGGCCGGTGGATTATTCACGCGGCAAACGAGTCGGCCGGGGTCGGGTATTCCGCTGGGATGGTGTTCGCGGATGAGGCTTGGAAGATCGAGCGCCGAGTAATCGAGGACAGCCTGGCACCGACAATGGCCGAACGGAACCAGCCGCAGCTGTGGCTAGTGTCAACGGCCGGCGACTCCTCAAGCGAACTAATGCTCAGCGCTAGGGCCCGGGCGATAGATAACCTGAACACACCGACCTCGGAGCTGCTGCTTGAATGGTCGGCTCCACCGGACGCGGACCCAGACCTCGTATCAACCTGGCAATGGGGTAGCCCCGACTGGTCAGAAAAGCGCGAAAAGTTTCTACGCCAACAATGGGAGCGGATCGACCCCGGAGCTTTTAAGCGCGAATACCTCAACCAGTGGGTAGTCAAAGATAACCATTGGATGGGGTCCGGGGTTTGGGATACGTGCGAGGATCCGGAGCTGGTGCTCGACGCTACCCAACATTGGGCCGTCGCGTGTGAGTCAGATTTTGACGGCACTAGCCACGCGGTCGCAATCGCATGGGTCACCGGCCAAAACCTCATCGGCGTGAAAGTCACCACGCATCGAACTATTCGGGATGTGGACGAGCGCCTAGCCGAGATACGCGCTCTAAACCCTGACCTCCACGTGGCCATAACCCCGTCATATATTGACCGGCTCACGTCACACTCTGACGCGATCGTCGGCCAACGGGAAGCACAAATAGCAACACAAGTCATGCTTGACGCGTTCAACCGCTGCACGATCCGGCACGACGGAGACCCCGCGCTACTCGACCAGTTCACCAGGTCGACGATCTCCAAACGGTCCGGCGGTTGGGTGCTATCAAGTCAGGCTGGATCTGGCGGTGTCTATGCGGCTCGAGCGTGTATGTTCAGCCTGGCTCAAATAACGAAACAGCCTAAACCGCGGCCCATGATCTACTCAAGGTCGGCGACACGCCGCTAAAAACTATTGACACATGCGCGTAAGGCATTACATTGCTTATGTGTAGTTTGGACGGGAGACTGGACACCTCCCTAGTCCCGGCAAAAATCTCCAGGGGGGGGTTATTGTCGGGACTTTCACTTTGTCCGACCTTGTCCCACCTTGTCCGGGACAACCTAGACACGCCGATAACCCCGACATCCAACGGGACTAGGTTTCATGTGCTAAGCGGGAGACAATTCGGGCGTGGCTCTACTCTCCCGTGGCGTCCGACTAGTCGGAGCATCCCAAGCGAACTTCAACGATGTCCAGGCAGCGTCGAAAATGGTCGCGGATGCTCCGACAGTCCGGGAGGCCAACGCCCTCCTAGCATCCATCACGGCGTCCGGCCCGTACCGTTCATTAGTGTCGAGCGCGTACCAAGTGCCCGCATATGTCAAAGCCCTTAAGACTTACTCGCACACTATTGCCACTTTCCCGCTGCGGGAATATGTTGGCATTGACCAAGTGGTCGCCCGGTCATTCTTGAATCAGCCCTCGACTCATGGCACCTACTGGTCACAAATGACACGGCTCGTGGAAGATCTGCTTCAGTACGACACGGCCTATTGGTACATCACCTCGAGGACGTGGGATGGGTTCCCGGCCACGATTGAACGGATGCCCTACACCGAGGTGTCATTGCTTGATCCTGACCCGTTCGCGGATATCCAATTCCAGGTGCCCGTCGGCTCGGTGTTCTGGAATGACATGATCATCCCGGGCTCGGAGATCATCAGGTTTGACGGTGACGGCCTCGGCGGTTGGCTAGCCACCGGAGCCGCAGCTATAAACACCGCAGCGGCCCTCGAGGCCGCTACGCAGCAAATGGCAGAATATCCACTACCGCAGATTGTGCTAAAAAATAACGGAGCTGACCTACCGGCTACCGCGGTAGATGCTTTGCTCGACGCGTGGGAGACAGCACGCCAAACCCGAACCACCGCCTACGTAAACTCGACCATATCCACGGACGCTATGGGATGGAACGCCGCAGACCTACAGCTCGTAGCCGCACGCGAAGAATCCGCGCTCATGATCGCCCGCCTAGCTAACCTCGACCCGGTTTGGGTCGGTGCCGGTGTCCCGTCAGGTTCGCTCAATTACTCAAACCGCGTCGACCTTTACCGGCAACTTCTTGACCTGTCGCTCTCACCAATTATGGCGGCAATCGCGCAGCGGCTATCCATGAACGATGTCACGCCGCGGGGCCGTGAGGTCAAGTTTGATACGACGACATTCTTGCGCTCAAACCCTGCCGAGATCAGCGCACTAGCAAACATCCTTATACCGCTCGGCGTCCTAACCCCTAACGAAGTCCGCGGCCTACTCGATCTACCCGATTTGGAAGTGACAATATGAACAAAACCGAGACACCATTTGACCTAGTTGTCGACTATCGGGAGGACCGGGCCGACGGCGTCATCGCCACAATGTACGGCCGGGCCGTACCCTACGACACCCCGACCATGATCTCCGGCGTCGAAGAATCGTTCGCGCCGGGATCGTTTGACCCTGCCGGAGTGATCGGCAAGCCGCTAGCCTGGCGGCATGATGCGCCCGTCGGAGTCATCACCGACGCAAGCAACGAACCTGACGGGCTCTATATAACCGCCAACATCCTCGACACTCAGCAGGGTAGGGAGGCGTCGGTACTAGCGAAAGCCGGAGCGGTAAAAGGCTTGAGCGTCGGGTTTGCTCCACTTAAGTCTTTACGAAATAAGACAGGTTCAACAGTTCGACACCTAAGCGCTCAACTATTTGAAACAAGCCTTACCCATATGCCCGCCTATTCCAGTGCGGGTATTTCATCAATAAGAGAAGAGACAGTAATGGATCCAGAAGAGACCACCGAAGAGGCCGTAGTGGTCTCGGAGGATAAGGAAGCACGCGAAGCAATCGCGTCAGTACGCGAGCAGGTCGCAAAGATCGAAGCTCGTAGCTACGTGACCGAAATGCAGCACCCATTAGCTAAGTACCGCTCACTTGGCGAGTACCGGCTAGCCGTCTACAACGGCGACATCGAGGACCGCGCCCTTTTCGACCAGGTGACAGACAATAACCCCGGCGTCCTCCCGCCAAACTGGTCACAAATCGTTCGCCTCATCTTCGACTTGGGCCGACCAACGATCAACGCGTTCGGCGTGATGTCTGCCGGAACATCCGGAACCACCTTCAACTGGCCATACTGGGAAGGCGACCTCACGGACATTGTTGCCGAGCAGGCCAACGAAAAAGACGACATTAACTCAGTCGCCATCGACATCCTCAAGGGCACCGCAACCCTTAAGACGTTCGCGGCCGGGTCGGATATTTCCTACCAGTTGCTACAGCGCTCGACCCCGTCCTATGTTGATGCACACTCACGCATCATGGTCAACTCATACGTGCAGGTAACCGACATTGACTTTGTCGGCGCCGTCTACGGTGCACGCACCCCGGTTAACTACAACATCGGAACCGACACCGACGGCAGCGCGTTCCGTGAGGCCGTGTTTGGCGCATCGGTTGACGTCCAAACCGCCACCGGTATGCCAGCACAATTCGTGCTCGTATCCCCAGACGTGTTCAAGACAATCGGTGGTTGGTCGACGTTCTTCCCAAGCAATTACGGGACGTTTAACGTGTCCGGTACCGCAGTCGCTCAGACCTTGGGCGTGGCAGTGTCCGGCTTGCCGGTCATCCTCGACCGCAACATTGGCGGCAATGCCATCCTGGTATCAAACACCGAGGCCGCAAAGTGGGTCGAGGACGGCCCACGCTTCGCTCAGGCTGAGAACATCACACAGCTCGGGCGCGACGTTGCCGTGTATGGCTACGGTGCCAGCATGATCATCAGCGGCGCAGGCATCATCGGCCTCGAAGTTGTTGCATAACTAGACGGGAAAGGTTAGGAGATTACAGTGGCATTAGTGACAGGTCAACAAGTAGCGGCAGCGCTGCAACTGACCTATGCAGATGACACGGCCGGGTTCACCCAGGCCGCGTCAGCTGCGCAACTAACTGTCGGTAATCTCCTAACCACCGCCGCACTAGCGGCCGAGAACGCAGCGTGTAAAGAGGCGGCGCTACAGGTCGGGATTGAGATCTATCAGGCGAGAACCTCGGTCGGTGGGCAGATTGTCGCGGTAGATTTCACACCCGGCCCATATCGTTTATCGGTGTGGCTCATTCGTCGGGTCTACGCCCTCATAGGTCCATACATGAACCCCGCGGGGATGGTGGGATGAAATGCCCAACGCCCTATCAACCGATGCCAGGCTCGAACTAGCCGGACTACTAGCTGCGGTCACCGGGTATAAAGTCCACGACGTCGCACCTAACGTCCCGATCCCACCGTGTCTAGTGATCGTGCCAGATACGCCGTGGATCGTTCCCGAGCGCATCGGCTCCGTCCTCAACTACAGGCTCCGGCTCAAGGTCCTAGTCGTGGTCGACTCTCGCAACAATGCGGCTGGGCTCAAAAAATTAGAGTCCGCGGTTGAGGCGGTCGCGGTCGCCGTTGGGGACAGTTTCATTATTGACCAGATCAGCCCTCCACAAATAACCGACACCGGCGCTACCGCGGTGCTCGTATCCGAAGTCTCTACCACATCCCACATAATCGACGCATAAACTATTTAAGGAGTTAGTCATGGCAGTAGTCGCAGTAGCCGGGTACACCTTCACGGTGTCACTTGCAGCGGGTGACGTTAGTGATCAGATCACTGACGGCACGATCACACAAACCGGAACGGTTGTCCGAACAAAGACTTTAGGCGGGGTGAACTTTACTCAGACCGACTTCACGTCGGCGGCGTCTTTGTCATTCTTGTATGACGGGGACTCGGGCGTATACAACACTCTCTCGGACGCGGTTACCGGCTTGACCGATATCGCCGTGGTAATCACGGGATCTACTGGCACCTTTACCGGTGACATGTTCCCGGAGTCCGTCGAGATCACTTACGACTCGGCAGGCGTCGCAACCTGTAGCGCATCACTCGTCGGCACCTTGGTCTTGTCGTAATGCTGCCCACGATGGTGGTGGTACTCGATGGGGCCGAACCTGTCGAGTACCAAGCCACGGCCGCGGACATGTGGCTATGGGAGGACCTATCGCAAAAGTCCATAGGCACCGGCGCAGAGTACGGGCTCAGGCTAACCCTTGCCTATATCGGTGTCACGGGTAAGGAACCTAAGAACCTAGCCGAGGTTCGCACCTGGGCCCGTGAGAACAAAGTCCAGGTCGACGTGGGAAAGAACGTGGACCCTACCGAGCCGGATCCTTCCGGCGCTTAGTGGTCCGACTGGCCGTCGCGCTTAACCGGCCAGTGCACGAAGTATTGACGTACGATCCGCAATTGTTTACGACGCTAGTCGAGGAGGTGTTTACGGATGGCAAGTCAAAAGAAAGTTGACATGAACGTCCCCGGCCTACGTCAGCTACTCCGAGACATGAACAAACTCGACAAAGAGGCCAAAAGCGAACTCCGCAAATCCTCACTATCTATAGCAAAGCGTTACATGGTCCCCGCGTGGAGCATGGCGGCCCTTGAGGCGGGCCCGTGGGGCGAAAAGATCCTACGCACGATTAAAGCC